AGAGAAGAGAAGGTAAGTGCTGAAACAAGAATACCCGAAGGTACTTATGATGTGAAGTTGCGAACAGTTGGCGGTTATCATAGTAGATATACAGATAAATTCGGTGCTGACTTTCATAAGGGAATGCTTCATGTGCAAGATGTGCCAGGGTTTGAATACATCTTAATTCATACTGGTAATACTGATGAGAACACTATGGGGTGTTTGTTGGTGGCTGATAGTTCTACTCAAAATATTACGAAAGATGGATTCATTGGGGCATCTGTTAATGCCTATAAAAGAATATATCCATCGCTGGCGCAGTGGCTAGTGGATGGAAACAAATTGACTATTACTTACATCGACTATGACAATCCCTTAAATTAGATTATATTTATAAAGTATTATAGTATAAAAAATAATGGAGATGCGAAATGGCTTTAACCCCTTTTAGCAGTGCAATACTGCAGAGGTTTTCTGGATCAGGCACAGATAGTGGTTCAGTTGATAACACAAAAAGAACTCCCGCTATCTTTATAGGTGGCCATGAGTTTACTTTAATTCTTAAAGATACACATGGATCTGGTGTGCAGGCAGGTTTTAAGGTACAGGTTAATAACTCTAATCCTATAGATGGTGGGAAAAAACATCATGCTGTCAATCCTATAGATTTAGCTATTGCTAACAAGACTAGTCAGCTTGTAGACAGTGGTGCTTGGGGTGGCGAACAGGATCAGACTAAAGAGTCTTCAGCTTCAGCTGCAGATTTTAACACAAATTGGGTTGATCTTAATGATGCTACAATTGATACTACCGATCAATACATAGGATCGGGTTCATGGAGATATATACGACTTATTAATGCTTCAGATATTAATACCACTCTGAGCGCGTATGTATACACTAGAGATTTTAGTACAAACATTTAATAAAAGTAGGTCTTAATGACACAAGTGCCAGACGATTTTCTTCCAACACGTAAAACAAAATTGTGGAAGAAGACGGTAAAGAAAGATGAAGATTACAAACCATTAACTCCCAATTTTTGCCCTGCTAAAGATCCAAAGACTGAAAAGAAGTGTGGAAACTTTATGAGGCGTTGGGATATTATGTTTTACGATCAGTATGGAATGTGTGAAGAGTGCTATTTGAAATACAATGATGGCAAAGGTGTAAAAATAAAAGATAAAGACCCTGAGATGGAGACAAAAAATGATGATGATTAATCCCGAAGTGATTACGGGCAATTTTGGTGCACCAAAGCCAGCAGCTTATAAGGCTTCTTATGAGGGTGGTGATGATGTTGTAACTAGTAAAGTTGATAGTATGAGCGATATGGAAAGAGGTTGGGCTGGATGGCCAGGTGAAAATACAACGGGTGAGATCCAACAAACTCCCAAGCTTGCTGCTATTTCTGTTATTGAAAGTTATATTTCTAGAGTTCCAGAAATGGATGTTAAGTTCGGAAGTCCTACAGATGGCGAACTAGAAGATTGTGTCACTGTAAATTTACGCACAGAGGAAAGTGCCCCTCTTGCTAATAACGATATCTTGGTAGCACAATATCAGGCTGAATTTGCTGTTTTAATTAAATCTATCCAAGAGCAGTTGAGTCAACATGGGTTAAAGAATGTTAAGTTTGAAGAAGTGATTGTTCATGTAACTCCTGGGATGTATAGGTCGGCAGGTCAAGGGGCAGCTATGAGGCAGTCTATGTTTACCATTGAAGGACAATATAAGTTATATCTTAATTAGGGGGATTTATGACCAACGAAGAGTTGCAAGAGGTTATACAGTTTAAAGATGAAGAAGATAGAAATAAAATAAAGCAATACTTTACTCAACCAGAAAACTTAGATCTCAATAAGAAGACAATAGTTTTTTCTACACCTTCAGAAACAGGTACAAGTTTTTTTAGGGCTTTTGAACCGATGCGGTCACTATGGAAAGCGTTCCCCGATGAAGCAAACTATGTATATACTGAAAACTTGCAACCTAATCATGTGAAACTTGCTGATGTAATTGTTATGCATCGGTGTGGCAATCTTCATTCTCATTTTTTATCGGTTACAAGGATGTGGCCTAAAACTGAAAAGCGGCCCTACATTATTCACGACGCCGATGATAATGAATTCAATTTGCCTAACACACATCCAATGAAAACCTTGTGGATGGAGAGTGGTAAAGATAAAATGTCCTTGCAATCTATCAAGCACTCTGATTGCATAACTACTACCACTCCTAAACTAAAGAATACGTTTGAAAAGTTTAATGATAATGTAAATATTTTTCCAAATATGTTTGATTGGAACTTACCTCAATGGAGTCACAATAAAGATGATGTAAGAAAAGAAATGCTTGGAGAATGGTTTCCTACAGACGATAAGATTATTATTGGGTGGGCAGGCCTAACATCTCACTTTGAGGATATTAAAAGAATGGCACCTATTATAAAGGCTATCCATGATAAGTATCCAAACACTCATTTTATCTTAGCTGGTATGGCACTAAAGGATACGCAAGTAGAAATCCATGAAGATGAAGATGGTAATAAAAGTTTTGAAGAAAAAGAAATAGAAAATAAAGAAGAAACTTATAAGGGCCGCATTGAGGCGCTGTACAAGGACATAGACCCAAAAAGACTAAAGATACTTAACGCATTACCCTTGGAGTCTTATGCTAAGTTTTACGCTTTGTTTGATATAAGTTTGGCCTACATTGAGCACAATGCTTTTGCATCTTGTAAGTCAGAGATTAAGGTAGTAGAGTCATTACACTATGGATGTATTCCTGTGTTCTCTAACTATGGGGGATATGCAACAATGTGTAAACAACTACCTTCTGAGATTTCGACTAAACATTTCGCGATGGATATGACTTCTCCTGGCCCGTGGATCAATGCCATTTCTCATCACATTGATAATTATGAAGAGTCTAAAAGGAGAACGGCGGAGTTCACTGAATGGTCAGATCGTACTTATGATATAAATGCTTTTGCAGAAGAGAGATTAAACTTCTATACCAAAAGATCTGAAGAGTTTCAAGAGGATTGGTATAACAATAATATAGCACAATATTTAGATTATGAAGGTGCGTAAAGAGAATAAAGATGCCAGATATTTTAATAGGAACAGATAAGTATGAAGTGTCTAGTGCCAATGGCCGATGGCAATCTTGTGATTTGGATAATGGATTTTTAGTTTTGATATCTGATGTAGTTAGTCGTGATTACATTACACAAGTATTGGTAGAATCAGACTTTCAAGCACATGAGTATAATAAAGTATTTAAGAGTCAGCCTAATAGGGCTTGGTGCTTAAGGTTTATGATTGATAAGAGTGATGAGTCTAAGGTACAGACATTGTTGGACAAATTTAATGTATAAAAAAATAATAGCATATTTATTATAGGAGAGTTTACGTGGATAAGCTATTAAGAGAAACAATAGAAGAGATTGTAAAAGAAGAACTGGCCAAAATGATGGAGAAAAGTTCTTTTGGTGGAGCAGTTAAAAGCATCAAGAAGGGAGTGAAGGCAGGATCATCAGCTAGTAAATCCTTAGATAAATCTATGGGTGAAATAGGTGCCGCGGCCGGTGCTATTGCTAGAGTCGCGGCTGGTGTAGCAAGCAAAGTAATTGATGATGATGCAGTAGAAGACGCTAATGAAATTGCGCCTGGACCTCGTAAAAAGGTTTTGAGGAAAAAGGATGGTAAGACCCAAATAGTTAGGAAACGAAAGAAGAAGCTTCCTCTTCATATGAGAACGATTAAACCATCACAAGCTAAAAGAATAGCTCGTAAATCAGCCATTAAGAGAAAGGGTAAACAAGCCCGTATTTCTAAGAAGGCTGCTAAGACTACTAAGAAAGGCCGTGCAATGGGCCTGTATAAGAAGCCAGGTAGGTGATGAATCATAGAGACCATCTCATCTGTGGTGTATGCCGCGGAACGAAAGTTATTAGAAAGGTTGTACAAGAGATGAACAAGGTAGACATTTGCCCTAAGTGTAAGGGTAATGGACACCTATCTAGTAGCGAAGATTTACAAGAACGAGATAATAATAAAAAACAAGTACTCCTTAAGGGATAGAGAAAAACAGTGGCTATAACTTATGTAGGTGAATGCAGAAGCTTAACTAAATATACGGGTACTACAGCAGTGTCGGGTGGTAGCTTAACTGGGTATGTAAAAACCATTACTGCTTTTTATACTGGTACAGAAGATGGTACTAATTATGAAGCTTCGGCAGTGATTAATATTCCATTAGCTGATCCAGCGAGTGTTGATCTTGCAGACTTAACTCCTTATGATGATTTAACTAACTCTTGGGCACAAACTAAAATTGATAGTTATCTTCCTAATGTAAAAGTCTGGATAGATAAAGAAATAGCAAAACAACATAGACCTGTTGAGGAAAAGGGCGACCCTCCTTGGCAGGGAGCATAATTTATTGGGCTAGAAGGGCATCGACAGGTACGACAACCAGAATCGGGCAAGCCGAAGAATGATAGAGGCTTCGTAAAAAACCTATCAAACTTTTATCTGCCGAAGAAACGACAGAATACGCACTAGCCGCTTAGAGTTAGTGCCGAATAGGTAGTGATAACTTATTCTTTCATATCTATCTTATTCGTTATGTAGAAAGAAGCATTGTCGATTTAGAACATTCAAGCTTGTGTATCTCGACCTCGTTATTGTAAACTGGACCGCGGTTCGATTCCGCGCTAGTCCACCAATAAAGTGACACCAAAATGAGGTAAATAGTCAAAAAGTGGAGTACCCATTTTTCCGGCAACCCCATTTTTTCTCTATATACGACTTTTTTTATGAAAGGAAATAAAGATGGCAAAGGCAAAAGCAAAAGCAAAGACCAAAGCAACTCCACCGGCCGCAGAAGCACCAGCAGAGGCTCCAGTAGAGGAAGTAGAAGAGACATCACCGGAACCTGAACCAGTCAAATCTCCTGCGACCACAAGCACTTCCGCAAAGAAAAATGAGGTCTTTCGGGCGCCTTTTGAAACGGACGTAGATCGTCATATAGCTGATTTTGTAGCTGAACATAATATTTCCGACTATAAAATTACGGAAGTAATAGGTCACGTAGAGGCTGCTGATAACTATTGGCAGAAGACTATAGAGTATTAAAAGACAATAGGTGTTATGAGTAAAAAAAGAAGAGGGCGTTTAGCCCTCTTTTTTTATATTTATTAGGCAAAAACATTAATTACACAAGCTCAGAGAGAAGATATGAAACTAAAGGATGTGGTAGAGTCCAATTGGATTAAGAAGGCTATTAAAAAGCCAGGAGCACTTCGTAAACAGATGGGCGTCAAGAAGGGCGAAAAGATTCCAGCCGAAAAGATTAACAAGAAGATCGCCACTCTGAAGAAAAAGGGTGAAGGCGATAAGAAGTTGACTAAGCCAGAGAGAACAGAGTTGAGAAGATTGAATCTGGCTAAGACTCTTAGAGGTATGAAGAAATGAGATTAAAAGGTTTACTAAACGAAGCAAAGAAAGATCTCGACATACATAGAGAGTATGAAGCTGGCGATGCATTTGCAGTTCCAAGAGAAAAGGGCAGAGTGTTTATCATTCTGCATCCATACCATGCAGCACAAGGTGTTAAGAAATGGACCGGTATAGAGTTTGTTTTGGATGGTAAGTACTCTTACATGGCTTCAGCAGATGTTACTACTGCTGGCGATGAACAAGCCTTCAAGGGTTATAAGAAAATAAAACTTACTAGTAAAATGAAGAAGCAGATTCAACAGGTCTTGAAAGACCCCGAAGAGATTGATAGAATAAATGACTCAGATACTAAACTTAGAGATGTTGAGAGAGCTATACGATGAAGCTGAACGAAGTTCTTTATGATGATAAACAACGACTATTAGAGTTAGCTTTATTTATGTCTTTAAATCCTCATCAACTTAATGAGGGGGTTGGTGATGGTGTTATAAGAGCCGCTAAGAAGGCTGGTTTAAATATTGGATCTGGTCGTGGATTACTACAAATACTATCAAAGGTTGGAGGTCATATTAGCAAGATTATTTATTATGCTATCAAAGCCCAAGCAGGTGATAAGAGTGCTAAAAATGATTTGAAGGAGTTATTAAAGAAAAAAGCCAGCAAGGAAGATTTGATTGATTTCTTCTTTAAGCTAGACACTTTAACATTAAGTGCCTTAACTGGGCCTATACATGTTATAGATGCTCTCACTGGTTGGCATATTGTAGCTAACCTTAAAGACAAAGGTAAAACATCCGATAGTCGTATCAAAGACGCTATTAGTGATTTAAGTAGATCAATAGAAACTTTACCCGATAAGTTAAAAAGAAAAGTTTTAAACAACATAGCTAAAATAAAAAAGCTTACTAGCATATAAGAGAATATAAATGAAAATGATTGATATTATAGAAGGCCGTAATCCTCATATTACTAGAAAGGATATGGCAGAGATCAAACTCTTTACTGAAAAAAATGTTCCTAACGATAAGAAAAAGTGGGCAGCAAGTAAGGCCGCAGCCAAAAGAAAGTTTAAAGTTTACCCTTCTGCGTATGCTAATGCATGGGCCGCTAAAAATTATAAATCCAAAGGTGGAACTTGGAGAACTAAGTAATGAAGCTTCAAGATGTTCTAAATGAAAAGACTCCCGTCAAAGGTGAGCTGGGTAAGTGGTTTAAGGAAAAGTGGGTAGATATAAGTCGTAAAGACAAGTCTGGTAAGCATCCCAAGTGTGGAGCATCCGCTGGAAGTAAGGGTCGTAAGGGTGGCCAAAGAGCGTATCCTAAGTGTCGCAAGGCATCAGTTGCTGCAGGTATGAGTAAGAAGGATAAGAAAAACGCAGTTGCAAGAAAACGTAAAAATTATGGTAGTAAGGGTAGCCCTAAGAAAAAACCAGTAATGACAAAATAGAGATATAAGATGAAACTAAGTGATGTGCTAGAGGCAGAGTATCAAGGTCGTACAGTAAAATTAAACAAACCTACAAGGGGTGACACCAAGAAGTCAAAGGTGTATGTTAATAGTGGCAAGAAAAATAAAGATGGTACTATAAAGGTTAAGAAGGTAGAGTTTGGTCACAAGGGTAAGGGTGGTGAAAAAACCATGAAGATAAAGAAAAGTAATCCTAAGAGAAGAAAATCTTTTAGGGCAAGACATAACTGTGATAATCCTGGCCCGAAGACAAAGGCTCGTTATTGGAGCTGTAAGGCGTGGTAAAATCCACGTAATGGTTGATGTAAAAAAATAAAGGTTCTCTCTGCAACATTTTATAAGGAGAACTGTGGTGGAACGATATCCCCCGTGGGAAAAAATAGCATCACCTACTGAGTTGAGAAAAAAGTATGAGTCGGCTAGAACTGAGATAATAAATTATAAGAAATCGGCCCAGCTGGCCAATCAAGGTACGAAAATAATAGCAAAAGATAGGGAGAAGTATAAAAGGGAAGCAAAACTTGCAAATAAAAATGTATTAACTTTAACCAAAAAACAAAAGGCTTCTGAAGAGGCAAACAAATCCACAATGTGGTCTGGTGCCGCAGCAATATGCGTAACCATACTTTATGAAACTTGGAAAATAGCAGGGTTTCCAGGCGGTAGCAAGTGGATGGGCTGGTGGGAACATGAAGCTGTATATGGTGTTATGATGTGGTTTGCAACTATTATTTTTTCTCAACTATATAAGTTATCTAGACCACAACATTAAAGAAATATCTTGGCTAAAAGAAAACTAAATATTTTAGAGTCAAGAGTAATAGAAAGGGCTGATGATTTCTTAGATGGTGAAGAAGGATACAAAACCCCTTCTTCAATTTCTTTCGCGTATAAGGAACTAAAAAAAGAAGTCAGAAGACTGCAAAGAATAAGTGATGATACACCAGTAGCTTCTATAAAGAAAAAACCAGTTGATAACGGACATCACCCTGCCGTAACAGGATTAAGTGTTGGGGGAGCTAAGGAGTTATTGGATTGGATCTTAGCTATCGCTACAGAAAATGATAGATATGGTCAAGAGTTTTTACAGTTATCATTTGTAGACGGTGGTATTACAGCAATAATAGCAGCCACTGCTGCATGGTTAGCAAAAGGAAGTAGCCGATAATAAGAGTACATAGTTGGAGAGTAGTGCGGATGGAAAACCCAGAAGAAATAAGTGGGGTTTTATTTATTTGTGGTATTGTTATGTTTTTATCGGCATGGCTGATTGTTGTGGTATTGAAGGCACTAGATGACGATGATCGCCGCTGAAAAAATAATTAAAAGATTATAGATATTGTGGAGGATGAGATGAAATTAGGGCATGTTATAAGAAAGTCAAGCAAAGAGCTAAAAGAAGGCGTTAATGATCCTGGTATTTTTAAGGCCATTTTTTTAGCTGGTGGACCTGGCAGTGGTAAGTCTTTTGTAGCTGGAGAAATAACTGGCATACCTAAAAATCTTAGTTTCTCTGTAGACGGATTAAAGGTGGTTAATTCTGATCCAGAGTTTGAATACTTTCTTAAGAAAGCGGGCGTTGATCCTAAAAACCTAGGCTCCCTATCTGATAAGGAGTTTGAAAAGATGACTGCAGGAGATAACTCCCCTAGAGGTAAAGCTAAAAAGATAAAGCAAGCTAAAGAAAATCTTTATATTCAAGGTAGGTTAGGGCTTTTGATTGATGGCACTGGTGATGACTATGCCAAAATAAAGAAGAAACATACAGAGCTAAAAAAATATGGCTATGATACTTACATGATTTTTATTAATACTACGTTAGAAGTAGCTCAAGAAAGAAACGCAACAAGAGATAGGGTTCTACCAGAGAAGATGGTAAAAGATATATGGACCGCGGTGCAGAAAAACTTGGGTAAATTTCAAGGATTATTTAAACAAAACTTTATCATTGTTGATAACACTGAAGTTAAAGTTGCCAAGAGAGAGAATGATAATAAGTTGTTTGAAAAACATATTTACACTGCCATCAAGAGGTTTATGCGTATGCCTGTAAAAAGCGGCGTCGCGAAGAGATGGATTAAACAACAAGGTGGTAAGTGATGAAACTACAAGAGGCTGTAGGAAAGAACTTTTGGTTGAGTGAAGATGAACTCCATGAGGTACTGAGTACTCTAGATGGTTGGGAGGAAGATGGAGGATATATCGTGAAGCGATATCATTTTGAAGACTGGAAGAAGATCACTAAGTTTATGAAAGCCCTCACTGATTTGATAGTAAAAGAAAACCATCACCCCCAACTAGTTCTTGACAGTAAGGAGAAGAAGGCTAAGGTTAGTTTACGAAGCCATAACCAGAATGCTATCACGAAATATGATTCCGAATTCGCCAAAAAACTGGACAAAAAGGTAAAGTAATTAGAGATAAAAAATGTCTTTTGAATTCTGGTGGTTTGTTATTAGTGGAACCTTACTATTAGCAACATTAGTAGTAAAAGTATTTACTGTGTCTTATCTAGCTGAACTAGGGAGAGAGATACAGTTAATAGAACACAAAAAATATAAAACACTGAAAGAATTACATAGGGCAAAGAGTAAAAAAGATATAGCTAATGCAAATTTAATGGTAACCAAAAAAGAGAGAGATAAGCTAAAGAGGCGTATTCTGGGTATGGAAAAAGAAATGGAAAAAATTACAAAGGACATATCTGACCGCGAAGAAGGCCGCTCATCTAATGAAGTGGAGAAATAATGTCTTTAAAAATAGCAAACCCTGCAAAGTTGGAGTGTGATACATGCCACCAAAAAGTTGAAACATTACAGAGGGTGGTACTGCTTACACATTATAATGCTCTTAACAAACGTGCCTTATGGAATTGTAAAGAGTGTTATGATAAAAAAAATAGAGATAGAAAATGAGAACGATAAAAGATTGGACTTGTTTAATATTAACTGGTGGCCTTATGTCATTACTAATGGTAATAGTCGTTGGTGATTTTTATGTAGCCCTACAAGAACACCGACCGGTTGATGAAAGTGTGGTCAATCTTTTACAAATGGCTGTAACTGGCGTAATCGGCATTATTGCTGGTTACTTAAGCGGCAAAGAGAAAACACAATGAAACTAAGTGAAGCTAATAGCAAGCCCGTTAATGTTAATAAGACCCGTTCTATTGCAGGTCGAGTCATTAAAAACATTTGGGATGAATTGGATAAGATAGGGGCAACCAGCCCTTCTGATAGAAGACGTTATTTAGATGCCGTTCTTGTTTCCTTAGAGCAGCGTGGTCATAAGATGGTTAATAGGGGGTTTAAGAAGTGAAACTAAAAGACCTTCTCATAAGGGAGGGAATGTTTACTACTACTCAATATTGGATACTGCCAAGTGGTAAGGTAAAGAAGATGAGAAGTGGCCATGAAGAATACCTTACCGATAAGGGTATAAGTTATGGGAAGGCATTTACGTCCGGCCATATTCGTTTAGCAGTTGCTGATGACGATGGCACACCATCTGCCGAATGGACTAAACAAGCAACACGGCCTGCTAAAAAAGCTTTAGGAAGCATAGTGCAGAAGGCTGAAAAGCGTGGCGGCCCAGGTGCCAGACTTTATTATGATTTTGTAGACTACAATACAGGCAGAATTAAATATATAAAAAGTGGTAACACCGATTATAAAGGATTTTTGAGATTACCATGAAACTAAGAGATGTAATAGAAGCTCATAAGTATTCCAAAGAAGATGGAAGGGATTATGAGAAAGAGAGAAAGTATAATGATAGGCCAAAGGCTCGCAAGTACAGGGCAAAACTTAACAAGTACAATAGAGATAAAGGCACCTACGGTAATGGCGACAAACGCGATGCTAGCCACCGCGGTGGACGCATTGCAGGGTTTGAGTCCTCATCTAAGAATAAGGGACGCAAGGAAAAATCACGACTCAAGAAAAAATAAGAACAAGCCTCGGAGAGATGAAGTGATTATCAACCGGCCGCTTCAAGCTGTAACAGGTCTTGGAAAACTTAATGGCGCGCCAGTTGAGGGTAAGGCCATTACTGATCCCAAATGGAAATCTGGTTCCACGATTAATGCGACAATGCAAACTAATACTCCTTTAGGTGGAATAAGCGATATCCAGATGACACAAGAGAGTATGATTAAGACGTTAGAGTTTGTAGAGCAAGGACAAAATCTTGATGTAATGGCGTGAAATAAAATATGGAAACTCCCTCTCTTATTAGAAATGCTGTACCAGAGTCCGGTGTTAATCTCATACATAAGTTTGCAGGAACAAGGCCACCCGTAGAACACGCCACGTTGGATGAGCTTAATAAAGTGCCTCCATTGAAGGGTTGGAGCAGCGAAGGGTACAATACACTAAAGCTAGATCCTACAGGGAGAGTGTTTGATAAGGTCATATAGTCTTTCTTATTTATATTTATTTAGTAATTCTGCAGAAAGACAAAAATGGTTGATGTAAATTAATTAACCGATATGGAGATTGTATATGGATTTCGGACCTGTACTTGAAAACGTAGCTAGTGTGTTTGCACTATTAATTACTCTTTCAGTTATTGTTGAAAGAGGGCTAGCCACTGTTTTTGGGTGGAAGTATTACGTGAAGCTCTTAGGTGGTAAGGGACTTAAGGTTCCTATCGCTTTTGCTGTTTCTTTTTTAATTGCCAATCAAGTGCCAGTGGACTTAATAGCGCTATTGTTTAATGGAGAGGCTACGGTCTTAGGACAAGTGCTTACGGCTGGATTGTTGAGTGGCGGAAGTAAGAAAGTGGCAGAAACCTTTGGCGATATAAAAACCGCAGTGGGTTAGTCATAACCCTTAAAAAATGCAGACTGCTTTCGGGCAGTCTGCATAAATTAATAAGTTTAATACATCTAAAAATTGAGTTAAAATAATATGAAGCTAAAAACTATTATTAAAGAAGATGAGGGCAGTATTAGAGATTTGATGGCTAGGTTTGTTAATGCCAATAAGAAAAACTCTAAACGGGCCCATGATAAATGGATGGGTATGGTAGCAGCTCGTTTAATAGACTTAGGTTTTGTAGGAAGAATTCGTAAACAGATTCTGATTGCTTTGGATACCGTTGTAAGTCAAAAACAATTTGATACTTTAATTGCTAAATATAAGTTATTTGGAGATTATGCTGATAGCTTTAGGCCTACTGAAAGCACTCTTTCAAATGCCCTTAAAGAGGCTGAAGAAGATTCTCAGGAAGATATTGATGGAGATGTTCCCGAAACAACAAAAAAATTCAAATTGGTATTAGAAATACCCTTTACTACTACAGACAACAAAGATCAAAAGCTTAGGAGATTAAAGTACGACCTATCTCTTAACAACATTGAAGTGGAAGCACTTCAAGGAGTTAATGTTGCGGAACTAGACCAAGGCGTATTAGACTACCAAGCTGTTGTATATATATCAACCACTCTTACTCGTTCTGAGTTGAATAGCATATTAGAGCCAGACTATAAGGTTGCCAAAATGCAACGTCTAGATCAAAAACCAGCGGAAGACGATGCCTAAATTAAATACGACCAATAAAATAACGCGAGTCTTAATTGATGGTATAATGAATCGCCAAGTAGTGCGAATTAGGTATGAAAAAACGCCTAAAGTTTTTAAGCGTCCATTACCAGAGGGTCATATAGAAGATGGTGATACAGTAACAAGAACTATAGAGCCTTATGAAATAAAGCATGAGGGTGAAAAAGAATTTTTATGGGGATTTGATCCTAAAGCTAAACACATAAAAAAGTTTAATCTTGAAGGTGTTAAGAGTGCACGGCTTTTGTCTAAGGTGTTTAAACCTAAAGAGGAATGGATACAAACTCAGAAAAAGATGGTTGGACAATAATGAACGAAGAAGAACTCAAGGAGTATATCCAGTGCCGGAAAGACCCTGTTTATTTTTTTAAAACTTATGGAAGGGTAAGACACCCGCGTAAAGGTTTGATGCCTTTTGATCTTTATGACTTTCAAGAAGAAACTCTTAATCAATTTTTAGACACCTCTTATAATGTAATTCTTAAGGCTCGTCAGTTAGGTATCAGTACACTTTGTGCTGCATACGCCGGATGGTTGGCCAACTTTTTCAAAGACAAAGAAATATTCATTCTTGCCACCAAGAGAGATACAGCCACTAATCTTGTTGATAAGGTAAGAGTGTTCCTCCAAGAAATACCTGACTTCCTAAAGAGTGATATGCTTGTTGATAACCGGCAGAGTATAGAACTAGCTAATGGCAGTAAAATAAAAGCAGGTGCCACAGGAACCACATCTAAAGATGCTGCTCGTTCAGAGGCTTTGAGTCTTCTCATTATTGATGAGGCAGCGTTTATTAAGGCGATGGACACTATTTGGGTTGCCGCTCAACCTACCCTATCTACAGGTGGTGATTGTATTGTCTTATCCTCTCCCAACGGTATTGGTAATTGGTTTCATAAGACTTATATAGAGGCAGCTGCAGGAACTAGTGAGAAAGTAGGAAGTAAACATATCTCCTTTAATCCTATAGTGTTACCTTGGAGCCTACACCCCGATAGAGATGATGAATGGGCTCGACTTGAAAAAAAGAAAATAGGCGACCAAGCATTTGCTCAAGAACATGGTTGTGACTTTTTACAATCGGGTAATAATGTGGTGAGTATGAAGGCTCTTAAGTGGTATGAAGAACATCCTAATGAAGAAGAGGTTGCAGATGATGGCTTTCGTCCATATCTGAGAGAGCCTGAAGAAAAAACTTGGATTGATAAAGGTCTATGGATTTGGAAGTACCCCGACTATACAAAACAATATATGCTATGTGCTGACATAGCCCGAGGTGACGGTAATGATTTCTCTGCCTTCCATATTATTGATGTAGAAAATTATGAACAAGTTGCAGAGTATAAGGGGAAGGTAAATACAGATGCTTTTGCTCACCTTATACACAACACAGCAGTTCAATATAACAATGCATACGTAGTGGTTGAAAACGCTTCTATGGGCCATCATGTAGTGATGAAGATCATAGAAATGGAATACAAGAATATGTATTGGACGATAAAAGATTTGACAAAGATACATGAAGGTAACGCTAACCAATTACATTATGATATTTATAATGTTCCAAAAAATGCTGTGCCTGGTTTTACTATGAGTATGAAGAGTAGGCCAGCCTGTATAGCACGACTGGAAGAGGATCTCAGAACACATGACTTTATCTTACACTCAAAAAGAACAGTGGCTGAGTTAGAAACATTTATCTTCCATAATGGTAAACCAGAGGCACTAGCAAGTTATAATGATGATCTTGTCATGTCGCTAGCTATGGGAATGTATGTTAGAATGACTACGCTTAAGTACAATAGTCAAGACGAAGAAATGACAAAGGATTTATTACAAGGACTTAGCTTTAATAATACACCATATGAATTTGGTGTTTGGAATGCCAAATCAGATGATCAAACAAAACAATGGACTTTTGATACTGGCGGCGGCCAGAAGGAGGATATGAGATGGCTGGTGTAGATGATGGCTGGGCCCAATATCAAAAATTGGTAATGGAAAAACTGGAAAAACATGATGGTAAGTTTAGTAACATAGACAGCAAACTTACACAAATACAAGTAGATATTGCCACACTAAAGGTTAAGGCAGGTGTGTGGGGTGGGATTGCTGGATTAGTACCTGTAGTCCTAGGTTTAGTTTTGTTTTATGCCTCAAAAGCTTAATAAAGGAATAAGAAATGGCAGATAGATTTGATATACTAAAGCGTTTACTTAAGGGCGGATCAGCGACATATAAGACTCCAACAGAACGCCCTAGTAATATGAGCCAGAAAAAGGCTTTTGATAGTTTTCACAAGGCTACTCAAACTATGTATGGTGAGCATCTGATCGGGGGCGCTGAGAGAATAGAGCGTGTAAGAGACTATGAGGAAATGGATCACTACCCCGAAATCACTAGAGCCTTAGATATTTATGCTGATGATTCTATGACTTATGCAGAAGATGGGAAAACTGTACAGGTCATGTCAGATGATGATAAAATTGTTGGTGAGTTAGAGGAGTTGTTATATCAGAGATTAGATATTGATTTTCATTTGTGGACATGGATTAGGAATATGTGTAAGTATGGAGATCATTTTAATCTATTAGACATTGTTAACAAAGAAGGTGTATTAGGTGCCATTGCACTACCCGTAAGCGAAGTAGAGAGAGAAGAGGGATACAATAACGATCCTAACAGCCTGAGGTTCAAGTGGACTTCACAAGGGAATACCGTTTTTGAAAACTACCAAATCTCTCACTTACGAATACTGGGTGACGATAGATTTTTGCCTTATGGGCGTTCGGTTCTGGATTCTTCAAGAAAAGTATGGAAACAGCTGTTGATGGCTGAAGACGCGATGCTAATCTATCGTATTAGTAGAGCACCAGAAAGGCGAGTATTTTATGTTGACGTTGGAAACATTCCACCAAAAGATGTGGAAGGGTACATGCAGAATGCGCGTGATAAGCTTAAGAGGATACCAGTGGTATCAGAGTCGTCTGGAAATGTTGATTTACGTTATAATCCCGAATCTATATTGGAAGATTTCTTTATTCCAGTTCGCGGTGATCGCGGCAGTAGGATTGAAACCCTTCCTGGCGGAGAAAACGCTGCTGCTATTGAAGACATTGAGTATTTACAAAATAAACTTTTTATATCTCTCGGCGTTCCTAAGTCTTATCTTACCGCGGAAGAAGACCTCTCAGGAAAATCAACACTAGCACAGGAGGACATTAAGTTTGCGAGAACTATTCAACGTATTCAAAAGATTGTTGTCAGCGAACTGGCGAAGATATCACTTATCCACCTTTATCTGCGTGGGTATGATGAGTCAGCTATTTACAACTTTGACTTGAAGCTAACTAATCCATCTACTATTACAGAGATGATGCATCTTGATTTGATGGATAAAAGATTTGGTACGGCAAGAGAAATGGCTGAGTCAGATATTATTTCTTCTTATTATGTACAGAAGAATGTGTTGAAGTTAACTGATAATGAAATTGCAACTATTAAGATTGATCAAGAAAAAGAAGCAGTCAGTAAGAGTATTCTTGAGAAGCTTGAGCAAGGTGAGATGGAACAGCCTGGGATGGGCGGACAGCAACCTAGCAATGATGATGATGATGATGGCGATGAAGGAGATAGTAACGAGGATAGGGAGAATTGGACAAAGGATGCGATGCCTTACGATCCCACGGGCACTCGCGAGTTGCCAGGATATCCTAAAGATTATAGCTATAATGAAAATGGTTTTATAAAAACTAATGGCAAACCCGCCAAGGTAGATGTATTCGATAGAACCATTTCTGATATTATGCAGTATAACTACGAATCAAAAGATATGTTAAGGAATCTAGTCAAGGACAAAAGTGATAATAAGTTAGATGATTCATCACTAAGAAGCATTATTAATGACATTTAGAAACTCTTTATTATATTTATTTTAGTCATTGAATCTTAAAGATTTGCCAGGGGTGTATGATGAAGCATAATAAACAAAAAAATGTAGGAGTATTATTTGAGGTTTTAAACCATGCGGTGTTAACGCAGGTTGCACAAAATAATATTCCTAAAGCTCAAAAGTTGTTTTCTCTTTTAAGAGAGAATTTTGTCAAGTCTACTGAAATCTCTAAGGCTTATAAAATATATTCGCAGTTTCTTTATAGTGAGGCTCGTAATGTATATTTTGCTTCTAGATTTGTAGAAAATCTTACAAGAGAATATAATAAAACTATTAAGCATAAAGAGTTAGACTCAGAACTTAATACTCTTATGGAACAAATTGCTAAGGTCACTAATAAGAAAGAAGTACTTAGGACACAAATTCCTAACTATAAGACCTTAGCTAGCTTCCACATCAAGCTACACGAAGATCAACAGTACCTTAGTTCTAGAGATCGTCTTACGCTAGATGAAAATTTATTTGATCACTTAATAGAAAATCAAGAAGCCAAACGAGTAAGAGAAAGACGAGGCCAGTTTGAGAATCCTTCTTACAAGTCATTGGAAGAAGTTCAAACAGGAAAGTTGAGTTTGATTCTGGCTATTCAGAAATTTGATGAGGCATATAAGCATCTTCTCACAACAGAACAAAAAGGATACTTGGTCAAGTATTATACTTCTGCCGATAACGCAGAGTTCAAAAGTTGGGTTTGCAAAAAAGTAGATGATTTGTTAGATGAGGTAGCAGACAAGTCAATAGCGATAGAAGACAAGGACATTAAGAGAAAGATTGAATTGGTAACAGAGAAACTTCAAGGTATCGCTAAGCAACCCACTGTGACCACGAGCCATTTGAAAGATATTCTTTTGTCAGTTGAGATGAAAGATAAGTTGAAATTATTTTAGGAGAATGTAAATGCCTTTTACAATCATGCAACGATGGGAGGGTTTGTTTGGTGGACAAAACGGGAATGGTAACCCCGATGCAGAAGCCAGCAAGGCTGACGGTACAGACGGAAACGGATTATCTGGATCATCAGCAATCTCTCATAGAAATCCACTAAGAGAATCCTCTGCTTTAGATGAAGGATTTAACTCTGGCAATCCTCTACCCCCTGGACATCACGATAGTGATGTTGGAGTATTGTGGAGTGCTTTAGTTGCTAATGGTTCCTCGTCTGCATCTATGACTTCCGCCGTATCCGGCGTGGGTAAAAGCCTTGTCGCTAAATCAGACGCTATTAGAAGGTCTGGTATTACTGTTTCCAAATCAACTGCAGGCGGATATCGTAATACTAGAGGAAATCATAGACTTGGTGAGGTTAATACAGAGTGGGATAGAGCATCCGCATCTGCTGCTGCAGGCGGATAAGAAATAATATAGGAGTACATATTAATGGCACAGACTTTAATGGAAAAATGGGCCGCGTTGTTTCCTCTCGGCAGCCCAGACGCTAATAGAACAGCAACGTCAAAATCTTCTGATGCAATAAGAAACCCTTTAAGTAGTAGGTCGGGACTAGATAACAATTATACTTCGCATCGACCGCTTCCTGTAGGAAGAAAGTCTGCAAGTATATCCGTTTTATGGGATGCTTTCTGTAATGTTAAGAGTGACTCTGATGCATCTATGAATATGCATTTAACTGATAATTTTGGTAGTCTTAAAGATCTCGGCCCATACGCTGGAGATATTAAGAAGAAGATGAAAAATGCAATGTCTAAGAATGTAACAGTTAGAGGCACTGAGGATGCCGCTGCATTTGAGGCTCGGGGAGCGGCCGCCAAGAACTTTGATGAGATGTTCGCGATCCACGATGCTGGGCCAGCAGTTTTAGCTACAGTGAAGGGAAACTATAGACTGGGCGGTGTTAATCCAGATGGTGGATTTAGTAATTATACTGGAAGACCTATGACCAACGGTGGTGAAGATATAGCAACTATTAGTTTGCAGCAATACCGCGATGGGATGGGATAATGGCAAAAACTATTATGGAGTGCTGGGACATGATGAGTGGGGATAATTTATCACCCCGAACAATTCCACCTAGAATGTGGGAGTATATGGTTGGTGGTCCCTTAAATGATGTCTCCCATGTATTTGGTCAAGCTAACATTGATGAATGGCAAGCAAAAAACTCCAAGATTAGAAACGATGAAAGTGTAGAAACACAATCTCTAAAAAACTTCCGCGATAATAATTTATAAAATGAAAAAAATTAAGAAGGAAGTATCAACAACAGGTGGTGTGGCAGGGTATGATGGCGTTATTCCGGCAGTAGGCAATCCTACTGAAAAAGAAGTTAACCAATGGAAAAAGAAGAAGAAGAAATTTATGAAACGGCAAGGCAAGTCTAAGGACAAAACATATAGTACTAAGAGCGTAGCGGAGGCCGCCGACAAACTTATCAAAGATACTATTTTGAAAGTTTTGTTAGAGCAACCCGGCAATGAACGGATGAACTATATCATTCGTTTGTTTGAGGGCATTTCCAAAAACTTGAATACAAGTTTGGGCTATGCTAGAATGTTTATTCTGGATGCCTTGAAAATGGATATCGCTACTGGAGCTGCTAAACTCAATGCTAAGAGAGCAACAGCTGAGTTGAATCACATTCGTAAAATGATTGATGACTTAGAAAGTTTGCTCGAAAAAATTAATGGCATGAATCACGAAGAACGGGATAAGGGTGAAAAAAATGTCTGAGATAAAAAATCAAGATCCAAACTTACTGCACTCTTTTCTGTTGTTTGAGTATGATGATGTAAAACCATCTAAGTCTAGTGACGGTATCGTTACCATGAAAGGCATTATTCAAGCAGCTGGCAAGCCAAATGCTAACAATAGAATTTATCCTCGGCCTATTCTTGAAAGAGAAGATAAGAAGTATCAAGAACTTATTCAAGAGCGTAGGGCATTAGGTGAACTTGATCACCCCGATTCACCCATTGTACAGTTAGAGAATGTTAGTCATCTAGTTACTAATACAAGTTGGGATGGCGAAGATCTTATTGGTGAAATTGAAGTGTTGGATACACCAAAGGGTCAGATTCTTGGTAAGCTAGTAGAGAGAGATATCAAGTTAGGTATTTCTTCAAGAGGTTTGGGCAGTACAAGCCGGACCAATGAAGGCTATGATATGGTAGAAGATGATTTTAATCTCGTCTGTTATGACATGGTAAGCAACCCATCAACCAGTAACGCTTTTATGAATCTACAAGAGAGTGTGGCATATAAAACTCTGATCACACAAAACAGAACAGTTTTGTTAGATGAAATACTTAATGATATATTGGAGTTGGATTAATGAAACTACAACATACGATTAAAGAAGACATAATCACCGAAGGTGGTGATGAATTAAATTTTGAGGATTTAGATAGTAAGCAACAAAATAGAATCAAGGCGGCACAAAAAGTGATTGGTGGTAAGAGAGAGTATATCATGGAATCCGCTCACGGCCTTATTGTTGCCTTTAAAGATATTAGATACGATCACAGCAATAAGACTATAAGGCTTAGTGGTAAAGATTTAGCTGGCTTGGCAAAACTTAAAGTAAGATGGTTTGATGTATCGCCAGTTCAACAGACGGTGGCCGTAGGAATATAAAAGTGAAACTAAGGAATGTGCTGGCAGAGGTAGACCCCACAAATCAATATGCGTCCAAGTGGATTCCTGGCTATGTTGGTTCGCGAGCTATAAAGGGGTACAGAACAACTCCAGGCAACAAGTTAGACGACCCTGTGTCTCAAACTTTAGATCCATACATTGAAGAGCAGTTGATTGACCAAGTAATAGATGTAATGTATCGGGACTATCCCGAAATAGTAAAAGATAAAAAAGTAAAGAAGCATTTAATTCAAATGTTAGTAGGTAAGGTGATGTCGGGTGAGGTGAGGGATATTATTGATATTGATCGTTTTATTAAACGACTTAAAAAACGCATGAAGGTAGAGACTCTATAATGCAAATAAAAAAATCAGAACTAAGAAAAGTAGTAAAAGAGCATATGCAAATGTTTTTTTCTGACAGTAAACCTTTTGCCACAGTAGGAAGGGCTCCTACTTTTGAGGCAGGGATTGAAGATCCTAATTCTGACGGAGTAAAAGTAGATGAAGATGCACTAGAAGATGCTATTGCAGAAACCATCAAAGGCCTAGAGAAGAATGCCTCTTTGAGAATGAGAGCTGAGGCAAAAGGTGTTAGCAATGTACGTGATGAAAAAGTAAAAAAAGTAATTAGAAAAATGATTAATGAGATTTCTGGTGTTGATTCTCTTAAACCCAATGATCCTCGCACTCCTGGCGCAGATGATGTAGAAAGAGATGCTGCTGACGATGTGATGGAGGCTGATCCCAAGGCAAAGAAGGGTAGACCAAGAGGCGGCCCCCACATTGAGAATGTAAGATTTTGGGATTTGCCTGAGAGCAGTTTAAAGCATATCATTGCTGACGCCAGTGATGCTGTTAAGAGATTACCAATGGCGCGGAAGGCTGGTAAGTGGGCTGATGAAGTGAATGATGCTGTTACTGTTTTGCATTGGCGTAAGAAGAAAGGCATTACAGTAGAAGAAGGCAAAGATGAAAAGAAGAAGGATAAGATTAAGAAACGGCCATGGGTAGATGGATTAGATCCTGCTGGTGGTATTGGCGAAGCTAAGGATGTAATGACTAGAACTACCAATCCTAAAACTAAGGCTATTATCGCTAAGATGCATAAACTTGTTAGGGATAAGTTAAAGTTAAAAAGTGTTGAACGGATTGATCCAGTAACAAGTGATGACTACAATGGAATTGCTTTTGTTTTTGGTGACAAGAGCGAAGGTAATAAGTTTGCTAAGTATTTGAAATCTCAAAGAGCTTTGGGTAAGATAAGAAATTTAACAGGCAACCGTATAATGGTTAGCCTTCATTATTAAGAGGAAAACAATGGCCGAGAAAACAACTGTAAGTAGCTTGATGAAAGAGTGGAATGATCATTTGACAGAGGATGTCTCTGCCTTTACAGTAGTACCAGAGGGTAGTTGTGATACGGATGAGGCTAAGGCGCCCATTAGAGTTAAGAAGTCAGAAATGGTTGGGTCTGCAAGCAATGCGTATGGAGTAAGAAGAAAAAGCATAGATACTCTTATGACAAAAACTAGTGCGTTATTAAAGGCATTAGATAAGGCCGCAAAGAAGGGCGAAAACTGGGGTCATGTTGGAACTGCAGGCGCGATTGAAGATAAATTGAGTGACATTAACCAGATGTTGAATATCTAAGGATAAAAAGTATGGCACAATTTAAAGTATCAGATATTTCAGAGTCGATTATTAATGGAGTTACAAAGTCTTTAGCCAAAATTATCTTACCTAGAGTTAGAAAGATGATTAGGGAAGAGATGGATCGCGGTATGAAGGATGTGATGTTAGAAGTTATTAGATCGCAGCGAACGACTCAAGTTGTAGAGGCAGCGCCTGCGCAACCAGCTTCCATACAAAGTGCTAAAGAAACTATTGCTCAGCGAAAAAACAAATCAAAACAAAGAGTACGTAATATAATAGAACGCAGTGGAAAGTCAGGCGATCCTATGCTTGACATGATAGTTAATGCAGAAGATCCTCAAGAGATGCAAAATTTTAAAATGCAAGAACAATTAGAACAACCAATGGTGAGTTCTAAAGATATAGAAAAAGGCGATGTGACAATGCCTGAAAATATTGACTTCAATGATAGATTAGAGAAATTGGGGATTGCTTAATGTTTAACGATATTAAAAGAATGTTACTAGATTCATTAGAGGAAGCAGTAAATCTTTCCCCTGCAGAAATAAGAGGCCGAGTATATCCCGAAGTTTTAGTTACGGATATGGCACCAGAAGGGTTAAGGAAAGCTGCTGGGCCTGATAGAATTGCCTATTTAGTTGGGACGGAACCATTGCAAGTTGAAATCCCTAATGTGAAGGGCATTTATGAAGTAAATCCTTGTGACATTATCTTTGAGGCTGCTGGTGGATATGAAAAAGCATTTAGAGCAGCCATGAAAAAGTACGGAATCACCACTCTGAGTGACTTGGATACACCCGAAGAGAAAAAAGGGTTCTATGATTTTGTAGATAGAGTGTGGCATTCCAAAGAAGAAAAAGATAAGGGCGAGAAAAAGGGCACCCATAAAGATGAAGGTGGATGGGACGATCCTCCTAGACTTGGCGGGGAACCGAGTGTGATTACACCTGTAGAGGGTGAGTTCACCGATGGCCTTAAGGGCAAGCATGATCGCATGAGAGAAAAGATGCGAGATGAAAAAGAACGAGCCCGTGATAAGGATAGTAAGGCTGCTGCGCAAGATCGTGAGCAGAAGAGTAGGGAAACTAATGAAGAGTTGCCTTTGTATAGTGATCACCAAAAATCACACAAGGAAGGCAAAAAAGTAAGGAAGGAAGATTTACCACTTTATAGTGATTATGAAAAACAACATAGAGAAGGTAAAAAAAAACTAGAAAATAATGTAGAAATTGCAGAAGCACGTCCTCGTCCAAAGAAGGTTTCCAGAGGCAGCGTAAGAGGTCCGGTCGGTGTAAATTATCATGGTCGGCCTTTTCGTTTGCTACCTAAAAAAGTATACACTCTTATAGTAATGAAGTCTAAGAAAGAGGGCGTGGAACCGAAACTTGGTCAAAGTAATACGGCTAATATGTTAGTACTCCAACGCATTTATAATTTAGGTCCGAGTGAAGTAGCTACAGCAATGAAGCTTGCTGCTCTTAAGTTTGGTCCCGATGTATTTTTAACCGTAGACAATGAGGACGGCAGAAGAATAGGTATTGGATATTCAACAGATGATAACTCCATGAAGTCTATGGATAAGAGAATCCAACAAGATGATCTTACGTTGCATAAATCAATTAAGGATAAATTATTTAAGTTAATATTTGGCAGGGAGTTGAAAAAGAAGGATGTTGATTTTGATGTCAACGAGGTTTCACCACCTGCTCGTAAGAACCAAGTTAAAGGTATCAAAAAACATATGGCTCAAAAGAAAGGTAAAGATAAGATACCTAAGACATATGTAGATAAGAAAACTGGTAAGAGAAAGAAAACAAATCCTTGGGCCTTAGCATGGGCACAATATGATAAGTACGGTAAACCAAGTTCTGGGCCAGAAAAAGATAGTAAAGTAAAGAAAAAAGTTCCTAAAAAATAGAAATGGGGTTATGATGAATGTAGTGCGTAGCAATGACAACAGAAGAAAAGTAAGTGTGGTATTGAGAGATGGAAAAGATGCTGGATCATTAGAGAGAGCATTGAGAGAACTAAAGAGGAAGCTTAAAAAAGATGGATTTTATAAGGAGTTACGTCGCCGAGAGTATTTTATTTCACCATCTGAGGAAAAAAAGTTAAAGAAAAGACGTAGAAAATCTATATCTGGTGAAGAACTAGGGTGATTTTGAGTATTTTTATTCATATTTATTTATAGACGTATATATCTTTATGCGTGTATACGTATGGAAATAATTTATAAGTGTTGAATGGAGACTTTAACATGGCAAGAGATATCGTATCAGAAGCCGTTAAGCAAGCAGAGGCCATGAAGGAGGCCGCTTATGAGAACGCCAAGAGTGTTTTGGTTGAAGCCATGAGCACCAACTTGAAAGCTGCTGTTACTGAGGCTATTGATGAAAAGATTGAAGACGCTGAGGTTGACTCTGTAGAGGGTGAGCAGTCAGTAGAAGAAGCAGCTGTTGAAGAAGGTAGCGACTACGGTGGCAACAAGGGCGATGAGTCCAAGTCCCGTCGCGACTATGAAGAGACAGAGACTTACGAGGAAGATGAAGATGAAGAGGAAATCGCTGACGACGCCTATGATGTAGATGATGATGCAGGCGACGAAGAAGGCGAGGAAGATCTTGATGAGGTTGATATTGAGGAAGTCATTGAGATTATTGAGGATGACGAAGAGGATGACGATGATGGTGAGGAAGTTGACATTGACATTGATGTTGATGCCGATGATGACGATGACGATGACGATGAGGAAGATGATGATGTGGATGAGGGTGATTATGGTGGTAACAAAGGCGACGAGTCTCGTAGTAAGAGAGATTACGAAGCCGCTGTACAAGAGAACAAGTCTTTGAAGAAGGAAAACAAGCGTTACGCTAAGGCTCTTACTTTCTTGAAGAAGAGAATTGATGAGGTTAACCTTTTCAACGCTCGTTTGGCTGCGGCTAGTGATGTTATGAAGGCCGTCACCTTGACCAAGGAAGAGAAAGAGACAGTAGTCGAGCATTTTGACAGCTGTAAGAGCGTAAACGAGATTAAGAGAACATTCCAAGTTTTGACAGAGGCCTATAAAGCTAATGATAAAACTGCTAAGAAGGTTCGTGTTGATCGTCCAAATGTTCAGAGTGTCATTAGTGAAGAAACACAAAAGACTGAGAGTGACAGCCAATTTGATCGTATGGCTCAGCTTGCAGGCTTAAAGTAAAATATCTATTAGGGAGATATAGAATATGTCCAATGTAATTATGGAAATGACCAAAGAGTATAGCCCTGTTAATCAGAATGCTAGACTTGGCGGTATTATGGATAAGTGGGATCGTACTGGCCTACTGAAGGGATTGAACGAAGACAAGTCACAAGTCATCGCTCAGCTTCTTGAGAACCAGGCAGTCGAACTCCGCAATCAGATGTTGAATGAGGAAAGTCAGACAGCCGGTGTTGCCGGTTATAACAAGATCGCTTTCCCTCTAGTTCGTAGAGTTTTTGGTCAGTTGCTAGCCTCTGAGCTTGTTGCTGTTCAGCCTATGTCACTACCCAGTGGCCTCTTGTTTTTCCTCGACTTCAAGTTCGATAGAAATCATGGTGGTGCTACTTCTGGTGGTAGTGTTTATGGTAACCTACAGAACGGTGGCGCCAATAACAATGCATTGTTGCAGGGTGTTGGTGACGCTGTTGCTTCGGGTGGTTTGTATAACTTCGCAACCGCGGGTTATTCACGTAGATCTTTTATTCTTTCAACCGCAGCTCCTAGCTATTCAGGCGTAACAACCACTTCTGATCTTTTGGGTGGCGTAACTGTTTCGGGTTATAACTTCCCGATGTCTAGTTCCGCAGCCACAGATATGGGTGTTCCTATGGAGTTCCGTGTAGCTACCTCTGGTGAGGCTCGTGCCGACCAGTCAGCTGCAGATTCCGAATCTTTCCGTAGCCTTCGTGCTGTTCCTAGCTTGACTGCTACGCAGTTCTTTGGTGTTATTGACCCAAGTCTTACGACCGTCACGGGCACCAATGTTCAGATTTTTATGAATGTTTGTGGTCCATCCGATACTCCAATGGGTCCAGATCAATCGTGGAATGCTAATAGTAGCTCACTGACTGCAGCTCTTCTTGTTGGTCCAGCAATGACCAATATGAGTTCTGCTAGTAACGCTGCCGATGGTAGTAACTTGCTAGGTGATTTTGAGTCCACTTCAGCTATTCCCGAAATTAACATCGCAGTATCTAGTGTCCCAGTTCAGGCCGTTACACGTAAGTTGAAGGCTACTTGGACACCTGAGTTGGCACAGGACATCAACGCATATCATGCTATTGATGCTGAGGTTGAGTTGACCACAATCCTGTCTGACATTATTGCTACCGAAGTTGATCGTGAAATCCTCGGCTCACTACTTGCCGGTGCAACCGTAAAGGCTGCATGGTCACGTTCTGTTGGTCGTTACGTAACGGCTGGTTCTGATGGTAACAGCATTGCAAACATCAGTGATCCTGGCGGTTATTCTGTCAATAAGGGCTTCACAGGTACACAGCAGGATTGGTATCAGACGCTAGCGGAAACGATCATTACTGTTTCCAATGAGATTCACAAGCGTAACTTGCGTAGTGGCGCTAACTGGATGGTAACATCCCCCGATGTTGCTACCATCATTGAGGCTATTGCTTACTTCAAGCCCAATGCTACTTTCGATCCTACCGAGGTTCAGTACTCGCTAGGTGTTGAAAAGATTGGTACTCTTACCAACAGATTCACTGTCTACAAAGATCCTTACTTCCCAGTAGATAAGATTCTTGTCGGTTACAAGGGTCCAGGCTTCCTAGACGCTGGTTATGTATACGCACCTTATGTACCACTGGTCTTCACCCCAACCATCTTTGAGCCAAACGACTTCACGCCTCGTAAGGGCGCGATGACCCGTTACGCACATCAGATGGTTCGTCCAGAGTATTATGGTCGCATTCAGGTTGCAGATCTTGGCGTTATTGGCGCACCTGCTTCGGTTGGGTAATCAACTGATAGCGGAGAACAAGTAAGTAAATAAGTAAAGTTAAGAGGTGGTTGGCCAGATACGGCCAGCCACCTTTTTCTTTGCTGTAGTTTATATATCAACGCTTTTGTATTACAATCATATAAGCTGGAGGCAATAAAATGAGTATGATGATTCAATTATTCAAGCCCCTATCAACTGGGCAGAGTAGTACTTATTATCATCAGTTATGTAAGAAAGAGGTATCCCCTTCTTTTCTTATAAACGAGTATGGTGTAAAAGGCGCTCTTATTCCGCTTATATCATGGAATAATATTTGGCACACAAGAATAGCAGGCGAGATAGCGGCTCAGATATATGAAGATGGAAAACTTATTATCAGCCCTACTGCAAGAACAACCTTTAATTTATCGTACCCAAGACATAAATTGGAAGCTTATCGGAAGACATATCAACGAGCTTGGAGTACAATGCCTATTAAAAGTAACAAGAGCTTTTCTCATCTGGTTGGGGCATGTGCTCTAGATGCTATTACTAACACTTACACACTCAAAAATATTGAAACTCTACGAAAGATAACTGATCACTTAGTCAACGATGGATGTTTTATAGAGGGTAGTCATTATTCTTTGTACTGCTCTGATGCATATGATAGAGTATTGCCGTTGCTTGAAAACTTTTATGAAAATGATGGTCATTGGGTTGCTGTAAAGAAAAAGATGGAGTTACTATCTGTATGGCAGAGTAATATTACATCTTCTGATGGTGTGGTTGCATCTATTGGTGATAGTTGGTATGAGAAAACAAATACATCATCAGACGTTGGAACTTTTCATTATGACGATATGACGATTAAAAGAACATCAAATGGTTGGTTGTTAGTATCTAATCATAGAAAGACTGGATTTGCCTTACATGAACATGGTCACGCTGATGAGGTGCTAGTAGCCAAGGATGACGAGTGGATCATTCAAGGATCTGGAATGCCAAGCTATAAACAGGTTATGGCAAAACCATGGCGATGGCGCCGACCCCGTAACCATTTCCTTTCTGAAAGTAAGTGGGACTTTTATAGTTTGTGGCGATTCAGAAAAAACTCAGTGATTACTCGTAGTGCTGATGAGGAAAATGGCAATGTGATTATTAAAGACATAGGCGCGAAGGTGGTAAGGTTTCCACTGAGCGATACGTGTAAGTGGACCCATACTGGTGATACAGTATTTTTTGAATATAATGGTTATAGATTTGTGACGAAAGGAAACGTGAAGAATGTCAAAGAAGATTATGCTTGGCAGTCTGGTGGGTATAGAGTAGAAAAGAAAATAAAAGTATTGAGAATAAAGGGAACTGACTTAACAACTACTATTCAACAAAAATGAGGTTGCTATGAACTTGAAGTATGACTTAGATGTACATGAATATTTTGTAGACCCAGTACGAAGCACTAAGAATGAAAACCTAATTCAACTTAGGATAGGTATTGACTGGTATAAGAGTTTGTGGAACAAAGGAAAGAGAGATACCGTGATTCAGATCGGTCCTGTTTTAGGTACTTATGGTTATTGTGAAAATCAAACTATTGATATGGTAGAATCTAAGGATACAGTGCCAAAAGAATATGCTGTTGGATCTGGTGAAGTAAATTATGTAAATATTAAAGAGTTTGATTTTAGCGGTAAGGATGTTATTTCATTAGATGCTTTTAATAGCACACATTATGAGCCTGATATTTTTGATCATGTTATCTCACAAGCATACTCTTATCTAATTACTTTTACTCCTAACTCTAATACTGCCTTAGATTCTCATGTAAAATCTGATTTATCTAAATATGATTGGCATGGCTGGCAAAGATTGAATGATGATGGGTGGGACTACACCGCTCAAGATGAAGGAGTGTGGGAAAAGCAGCCAAATTCGCCATTTCCCTCTGCAAATGGGATAATTTTGCTTCAAAAAAGCTTTTAAAAACAACCACTTATGGTGGTAAAAAAAGATTAAAAAAAGCCTTGACAAAACCTCTAGATTTTCGTATATTATAGTATAAGAAATTTTAGAGGTTTTACTTTTTGAAAGGTTTTTTAAATGCCACTTACTAAAGAAGATGGTTATAGAATAAGAGCTGAAAACGCAGGGCCGCGTGAAAAAGAAATATGCGAAAAGCATAATCTAAATCAAATTGGTGGTAGTCGAACAAAGATTGATGGTAGTGATGGCGTAAACAATAAGAGTATTAAAAATGCTAGTGGCTCAAGTACACAAGTTCATCTTACTACTCAAAAAAAGTTTATTGAACAAATGGGACTCCAATCTTGTGAATCTGAATTTATTCGCAAGTTTTGTGGTGATTCATCAATAAACAGTAATGGGGTGGATAGGTACAATACTTCAGAAATAGATTCTTTTATCGTTGATGGGTTTTTTAATTTTTTGAAAAACAATACGATAAAAGTTGTTGACTATGTTGTGCGTAATGGGTTTGATATAACTCATGTTATTTATAAGGATACCAAAAACGATATAGAATATGAGTTAACTTATAAAGAAATAATAGAAAAAATTGAAGGTTGTAATTGGGTGATAAAAAAAGGTGGAGTACATTTAAAAAATAAAGAAGGTAAAACCTATTTCCATCTGCAGCGCGAAGGAAAGAGAAATCCAAAAAACAGATATAATGTTTTATGGCATATACATAAGGGGCTTTTCAAGTGAATAAAATTATTAATAAAGATTGTTTAGAAGGGATGCGACAATTAGATAGTGACTCTATTGATTGTATTGTTACATCTCCCCCTTATAATAAAAAAGGTTTACTTGGAAAGGTGTCAAAGGGCAATCAAATTTGGAATAAATTTGAAATTGATTATAGTTCTTATAATGATGATATGCCTGATTCACATTATCAGAAATGGATGACAGAAGTTTTAAATGAGATGACCAGAATAATCAAGCCCGATGGTAGCATTTTTTTTAATCATAAACCTCGTAGGCATAAAAATAGAAGTTTATTACCTACAGATTTTATATCAAAATCTGAGGCTAACTTATATCAATTGATTATCTGGGATCGCCGCAGTTCACCAAATATTAGGGCAGATATATTGGTACCTTGTACAGAGCATATTTATTGGCTTTGCAAACAAAAACCTAAAGTGTATCGCGATCAAGTTGATAAAGAATATAAAGGTGAAGTATGGAATATAACCGTAAAAAAACAACAAGATCATCCGGCGCCTTTTCCTTATCAGTTAGTAAAAAATTGTATATTACTTTCTACTCAAAAAAATGACATAATTTTAGACCCTTTTATGGGGAGTGGAACAACCGCCTTGGTTGCACAGGATTTTGATAGGCGATGGATGGGGTTTGAAGTGGATAAAGAGTATATAGAAATAACTAGATCTAAATTAAGGAGAAATAATGTCAACATCACCATACCTTAACAAAGACGATCTTGATAGATTCTATACTAAATCTTCTGTAGTGGATAAACTTTTAAACGAAATCACACTAGAAGATTATGATGTAGTAGTAGAACCCTCAGCAGGTACAGGTAGTTGGTCTTCTAAAATAGATGATTGCGTTGCCATAGATATATCGCCTGAACATCCCGATATAACGAAGGGCAATTTTTTAGAAGACGATTTTCTTTTTAATAAGATGAAAGAAGAAAACAAGATTCTAGTTATTGGTAATCCACCATTTGGAAGAATAGGTAATAAGGCTATTAAGTTTATCAATAAGGCTGCAGAGTTTGCTGACACCATAGCGTTCATTCTTCCTAGATCTTTTCGTAAGGAATCTCTTCAACGAAGGGTGCACAAAAACCTGTGGCTTATTAAAGATATAGACTTATTTGAAGAAGCTTGTTTTATTTTTAAAGGTGAAGACTACTTTGCTCCTTGTGTTTTTCAAGTATGGGAACGAAGAGAAGAAGAGAGAGATGTTAGTGTAAAAAAAATAGAGCCTGTTGGTTTTTCATATGTAAAAAGAGATAGTGCTAACTTAGTAATTCGTAGAGTAGGTGGTGCAGCAGGTACCGCCTATACGGATAAAATTGAGGAACGAAACATTCCAGCTAATTATTTTTTATGGGTGGATAATCCTCAAGAGGTTGCTGATTCTATTAATAAACATAAATTTAAGATTCACGATACGGTTGGGCCGGAGAGCCTAACCAAAGGTGAATTAACTATTTTCATAAATAGCTTGACAAACCCTTAATAATTTAGTATATTATAGTATAGAATTGGAGGCACATTTTGGGACCAGAAGACCAGTGGAAAA